CGCCATGAGTCCAGTAAATGCAATAATACCTAAGTCCATCAACGGAATGCGTCAAATCATGCGGATCTTTAGCATATACTTCAGGCTTTTTTTCATCCCTCTGTATTTTCTTCAAAGAATTTAACAAATTAGGCGCGCAATTATGATAAATCGTTAGCTTACTCTTCTGGCCTTCGCCATGATTGGTATTCTCTTTAATCGCAAGGCACCCAGCCTTTAAATCATTATTTACTTTAGTCAATGTAAGCCCATTTTCCTGAAAAATAATCGCCCTGGACTTACCTGTTACCTGGTCCCTGTTCCACAAATCCGGAGGCGCCAAGTATGCTTCAACTCTTCCAATAATCTCTCTATCAATAAGCGCTTTTGTCGCCTTTAAAATCATTTCAGCAGCTACCGAAATAATCCTATCAGCCTCATAAACCTCATGTATTATCTGAGAATTACCAAAAGCGTCCCTTATAATCCAATACGCAGCCAACATATCAAGTCCATAGTCCATAGCCACGTAACACACTGTATTCTGACTGAGCAAATCTTCACTCAAAATCGACTCATTACTTACTTCAGCAAAAAATCTGCCTCCCGGAACCTCCAAAGCCTCTTCAACTGTAGCCGGATATTCCGCGTACATTGTCGCCAAGTCACTCAACTTTAATGTGTTATCGTACCATTCCTGTGTTCTTCTAGGATCTGCATACCAGGGAATAAACACTTTATGAAATCCATTGTTTTCAGTCGTATATAATTCCTCAAACAATGAACCTCTTGCAATTGTACTTACTCCAATTACCTGACCGCTATTAGGTCTATTTACAACAGGAAGTGCAGCTTTCCATATGCTTCTATCAAATTGCTGGAAAGCCCATTCATCAAAAATTATCAAATCAGCCGTAAATGATCTGGCTGCATTCTCACCACTTGCAAAACATTGAAAAACTGAATCACTTCTACCAGGGAAATGTATTGTCACACTCAGCGCATTACTTTCATACCAAGCCCCGTCCCATCCGGCTCTATCCAGCTTATCCCTTACCAGCGCCCGCATATTTTTCAAAATAAACGTCGTTCTCCTGATAAGCTCTTTCGCTTCAGTCTCACTCTTACTCAATCCAATAATGCTTCTACCGCAAAAACACAACATCTTATGGACCGCATAATGAAGCACTAGCCAAGAAATACCCAACTGCCTAGCCTTCAACACTATCGTCCATTTATAATTCATAAAATCATTTAATGTCTGTTTCTGCTCGCCCCAAAGTTTAAACGGTACTTTAATCTCCGGTGCGTCCCTGTCCTCAATATGGCCATACCTCTCAACAAAATACACTAAATGATCCTGGCAATACTCTATTTCCTTCTCCCTAATCTCGCCTAATGTCACAAAACTATCACTCCATCAACTAACATTTCTACAAGCAGCCGTATCACATCTGCTTTCCCAATCTGCAACCGATCAGCTACCTTTTGTAAGCACTCCAACTGATAATCTGTCAGCCGTACTCCCTGTACCGTCGTTTTCATTAAAAAATCCCTCAAAAAAGACCTTACTTGCCTTTGACAGCAAGCAAGGCCACCACCAGATTCAAGATCGCCTAGCACACGACCTAAAGCAGCTACGGGAATCGAACCCGTTCTGGCTAACCACAAAACCAGTGAACTCCATTTCAAAGCTGCTCGACTTGCCTATAGGGAGCTATGAGACAAGCCTTTAACTCTTTTCTAGTAGGAGGAAAAAAGTTAAATACCTCACTAGGCTGTGACACCTAGCAAGGCTGGATTTTCTTTGGCAAGAAAAGTAGAATCGTACCCCTGTCAGGAGGGTACAAAAAACGCCACCAGGCTATAACACCTAGCAGCGCTCATACGGGTAACTTCTATCCCTCTTCAAAGGAGATGTATAAAAACATGAATACTCACGCTTCTATCAAAAATTAAACAAAATCAATCCCTCATACCCTTTTCCTCCACCACTAAAATCTTTCAAACTAAAAACCTAGAAAGGAGGGGACCTTACTACCCTTCCACGATAATAAGGTCCCTTATGCTACAACTGGATGCCGCCAGATGCACACAAATTAAACAAACATATTTCACAAAAAAATCACATTCTTACTACTACCAGCCTATACCATCCCATCTGAACCATAGCCTAAGTGTTAACACTTTCATTTTTGGAAAAAATATTTTAATAGGCATTAGGAGTCCCGGTCGGGGAGCTGGCCCCTCGGCGCGGCGGGGGGAGGGAGGACGGTGCCGGTGCTGCTGATCCGGTATGCCCTACACTATGTAGAATATTCTATACAGTGTAGGCGCCTACTCTCTTCCGGTGTTGCTTCTATTCCTCTTCGGCTGGGCTGATGATCCAGGCTATTCTTTTTCAACTATTCGCTAAACAACGATTTTGCGAACAGTTCCAATTACTAACAAATGGCTCAACCATGCGGTTTGTTGGCTTTTAGGCTATTCGGCTATAGTGATATTTATATACTAAACACTATATATTGTGGTCTGTCCTATTCTAGATCATTATTTTTTAGTCGGTCCTCAACATTTTTTAATAGCTCTTTATCTTCAGGAGTCAGGGCCGTTATACTTGCGTCTAGTTTCTCAGTCGGCTTCTCTCCCATTGTATCGCGTACATACTCTGCGGCTTTTGTGTCGCCTTGCTGGGCCTTCACTAGCTGCGCATAGTTCGCGGCTTCCAGGTTGCTTGTTCCTGCTTCTAGTCCTAATCGTTCTAATGTAGCCGGATTAGCAGCTTTTCGGCTTAATTCTTCTAATATTTCTCTACAGCTTCGACGCTGCTTTAACGCTGCTTGTACTGTCTCGCCTCCGGCTCTATGTATTTCTTTATCTGCTTCAGGATCTCCACCAAAAATTTTAATCTTTCCATTGTTAGCAGCTCGCCAGGTTCCGGAACTGTTCTTCGTTCCTTTTGGTAGTTCTCTAAAATAAGTATCAAATATATTATCCGGAACAATATAATTGTTTTTTTCGTCTTTCCTGATTGCTATTTTTTCAATATCAATTTTTCCATCCGGCAACCTTGGAAGATCTTCCGGTTTTATTTCTTGGCTAATCTCTGGAAGGCTTTCCGGATTATTCAATTTATTTTTGTTCAGCTCTTCCATTTTTTTCTAATCTCCAATTTTTTAGGGTGTGGTTTTTGGTATCTGAGAAAAAATTTTTTGCTTTAAATAGAAGAAATAAAAAAAGACCATTTTTTGTAAATGATCTTTTCTTTTGGTTTTCTTGGCTTATGGGGTTTTTGAATATGAAATATAGTGAGGGGTTATTTCAATTCTTCACACTATTATTTTATTAAATTAATTGTTGATAGGTTCACACGATTTATTTTTATTTTAGATTTTTGGTGTCTCTGGTTCCTGGTGTTCCTGATCTTGATTAAGGGAAGGATCTTCGACAACTATCTTTTTTTCTATTCCAAGTTTATATAATTTCTCTTCTATTGCTTCACGTATAAATTCACTTGAACTTTGGCCCAGCTTATCGGCTCCAAGTTTAATGCGGTCTTTAGTTCCTTTATCCATGACAAAGTTAATTCTATCTTTATTGTTTTTGATGTATTGATTGTCATAGTTTTGTTTATTAAATTTCTTTTTCTCTTCCATCTGGCGGAAACTCCCTTCTTTACTGTATTTGATTATATTTTACCATGATTATAATACATTGCGCATAGTACACTTTGCACAAAGGTTTTAGGTTTTTATAGATCGTTTTTCTTGCATATTTGCTAATTGAAATACTTTGCGCAAAGTGTTATTCTTTAATCACACCAAACAAAAACAATTGCTTCACAGCTACGGCAGATCATTAAAAGAATTTTAAGCGGTATGGCCTGACGGATAGAAGCACCATATAAGAAGGGAGATCAAAAACATGATGAAGTATTTTAACAACTGTTCAACACTTGAAGAGGTAAAAGCAACATTTCATACGTTAGCAAAGGAATTGCACCCGGACAACGGCGGCAACGGTGAAGAGTTCAAGACAATGTTCCAGGAGTATAAAAAAGCATTTGAACAGTATAAGAACATTCACAAGAATGCAGAAGGCAAGACCTACGAAAAAGAGACAGACGAAACACCTGAGCAGTTCGCGGATCTTATTAGGACACTTACAAAGTTTAATGGCTGCCTGGTTGAGTTGATAGGTTCTTGGATCTGGGTAACTGGTAACACTAAAGAATATAAGGACGAATTAAAAAAGCTCAATTTTAAGTGGAGCAGCAAAAAAGCGGCTTGGTACTTCCACGAAGGCGAATACCACAAGAGGAACGGCAAAGTTTACAACATGGAGGATTTAAGAAATATGTGGGAGTCAAAACAATATGAAAATCAACAAAAAGTATTAGAAGGTTGATA